ATAATATTATGAGCGCCCAACATACAAGCTATAGAAACAAGTCCTAGTGTTACTGCTGGACCATATAACTTAACAACTTTACCTGCTGTCTGAACTCTAACTGTTAATAAATCTTTCTTAACATCTTTCTCAGAGTAAACAGCTTCTCCTCTTTCTTCATGTACTCTATGGATCTTCTCAACAGTATCGCTAGATTCTGTCAATATTTCATCAACCTTTAGAGTAGCCTTACAAGCTAAAAATGTGCTACCAATACCTCCAGTTATACCTATAAACATTAATATCTCTGGGCTATACTTCTTTAGTATTAACCCGCTACGTCCTGCTGTTGTTGTAATAACATTTTTTACCATTTCTAGTTTCATAATTTTTTTCCTCTCTCTTTCTAATATTTTTATTTTAATTGTCTACTATCTAACATTCTATTGTAGACTGCTAGAATTTGATTGGGTGACATTTTAGCCACCTTTTTTTTCCATTTTTCACCCGGATATGCTTTTTCAATAGCGTCTTTCTTTAATTCTATTGACATAACACTCATCCCCCGTAAATATAAATTATCTTACTAAATACATAGCTCCACTACTTGGTGGTTTCTTACTTAGTTCTCTGGATATATGGTCGGCTAAGTCTTGAATTATAGCTTTTGATGTTCCAGTCGAACTAATTACATGATTTATTTTTATGTTTATGAGTGGTTCTGGTATTCCAGCATGCATATATGGTAATCCCGCTAGACTACTCAATGTTTTATCAGTTGATGTCATATGAGTCGGAATTATTGCATCACCCATTATTTCCCTCATAAGTCTTTCATTTATTTCTTCACTAACAGCTAGCAACATAGATTGGGCTAGACTCCTATCTATAGTAGATGGATCATCTACTACATGAATGAGCGCTCTCTTACCTCTATATTCCACCACCTCCCCATCTAAATCCATACCAGAATCAATCACTTTCCTTAATATAGATTGACCTATAGGCCTAGCGATTGTTCGTCCTATACCCGGAGGCATTAGTATTACAATTTTTTCTTCCATTTTTATCTCCTTTCAATACTAAACATTTTTATTTCATTCTTTAAAATCGGGTCAAATACCTCTTTAATTCCTGCAGACCCCTCCAGATCAACAAATATATAATCCTCTGTTATCCTAACACCGCTAACTTTTCCATTTACTCCACAAAAGTTAATATCTTTTCCTATCATATCGATATAACCTTTTTGAAGTACTTCCTTAGGACATATTGTATGAGCTCCCATATAAGTATCAGTATTAGGAATAGTCATTGTTATTTTACTACTATCGGAACTCTTACCTTCATCCCAACCTAATATATCTATCATAATGTTCCTCCTTAATTAACTAGAATGTATATATAATCATCAGCTATAGCAACATCCCTAACAAATTTCAGAACTCCTTTAAATTTTATATGTTTACCTATCTTAGAAATATACATTGCCTGTAATTGTTCTTTTGTGAATATTTTAAGTCTCCCAATATAGCCATCCCTATTTACCACTCTTAAAGGTAGTGTACTATAATCAAACTGTTGACCTCTTACCATAATATCCTCCTATTAATCTAAAGGTATAGTCTTAGGTAGATTTAAGACATATCCTTCATGTATTCTACTTATACTCGAACTAGCAAGGTTCTCCCAACCCCATTTATCGTCCGTATAATTACTACTAATCCCAACCAGGTCATATAAATCTGCTACAGTCGCTTGACCATATTCTTCTATTAGGTCTATAAGTGAATCTCTAACTTCATCAGCCTCAGCTCTACTTTCGAGAATTATATCATCAAACACATGACGCGAACGATTTTTTGCATGATTTAGGTTTGGTCTGTCATCAACTTTTTTATCCCTATCTCTATCCCTCTTATCTCGTGATGACATCTTGTCATAACTAACGTAGCTTCTATTAGAATCCCTTCTTCCTCTTGAACTTCTAGACCTCCTTTCTCCAAATAATGATACCTCTATACTACCCTGTATTGTATCAGTAATTCCATGAACAATATCGGATATAGTATCTTTAGCTGAGGGTATCAACACATCATATAATATATATGATTTAACATCCTTAACATCCTCACCTATGAAGCTCTCCATAAACTTCTTACCAAGGGATTTTTTCTTTGTAACAACCTTGCCGCTAATAATCTTCTCTACTTTCTTTTCAACCTTCTCTTTTTTTGCTTCTTCTTTATCCTTATGAGAATTTGAAGGATAAGTAACCTTAATACTCTTACCACCTTCAGCTGCAAGTTCAACCTTTAATACTTCTCTTTCTTCTTTCATCTTATAACCCGCCCTTTCCAGTTTGATATTCTCTCATTCGCTTTAACACTAGATCATCTCCATAGAGTCTAATACATTCATTAGTCTCTTTATTATTTCCATCTATAAATTTAACCTCAGTAGGATAGTATTCATGTATTGTTCCATCATCATGTTCTACTATGGCTACAGTATCCCTTATAACTCCCCCGCCATGCCCACCAATCATAGGTGATGGAGGAACAATTCTCGACTTATCACACCATCTATGAAACCAGGCGTTATTACCCTTAACCGTACATCTTCTTAATTCGGTCATTAATAGTTCCCCCTTCTAGGTCTTACCCTTATATTAACATCCATTTCGCCAGACATATTATAGCCCGACTTATTAACAAGTATATCTATTGAATTGATGATATCACCTATAGCAGAATTCTTTTCTCTTTCTAAAGTTCTACGAAATTCTTCGACCTGCTCCTCAATAGCTATGCTCATCTTCTTATCTAAATTAACTTTTATCTCATCTCTTAATATTGTAATTAAATCTGTCTCATGAGTATTTTTATTGAAATCGGCATCAATGCCAGTAATAAACTTCCTATCCATTTTACCTATCTTCCTTTCCTTCTATATATTCCATCAATCCACATTGATAGTTTCCGTCTCCGTCATAAAAGTAAATATTACTATTGGTTATTATCATGGCACCTTTTGGAATCTTACTTCTATTCATATATTCATCATATTCAGTTTTACTATAAAATACTGGTCTCGTTTTAATTCCAGCCATATTTAACGTCTGATGAATATGTACGAAATAATCACGAAACCATATAGTGTAGCCATCTCTTAATTTAAGACCGTCCCTGCCTTTTAAATGATAACCATCAGATATGCAATACATCTGTTCTAGGTCATATACTTTAATTGGAGTATCATCCTTGAACAATAGCTTTATAACATAAGCCAGGGTTTTACCTGTATATCTACCTGTAATACTCATATCAAATAGCATTGGTATATCCAGGAGGTAATTAATCTGCCACTCATAAAACTCAATATCTAATATCTTCTCAATTTTTCTTAGTAATTCTTTATTTAATTTATCCATTTGGTTAATCCCCTTCCAAAATTAAAAATAAAAGATAAATACCATGTTACTGATATTTATCATTAGTGACTAAACTTTTTTTTCTTCAGATTTCTCTTCCTCTACTGGTTTCTTATAACCTGCTACAACTGCATCAACTTTATTGTGGAAATACTTGATTCCTTTATCTGCCGCAATACTTGCTAATACTATTCCTCCAGCCCAGATAGTAAGCTTTTTAACTTTACCATCCTCCTCTGAAGTATTATTCTTAACAATACTGTTTACGATAGAACCAATTCCTAATCCTACAATAACTCCTCCAATTTCTTTCACAGTTTCTATTTTTCTTCCCATAGTGAATTTCTCCTTTCAAAAATTATTTAATCTTTTCATTATAAGCTATGTAAAATTTGCGAATTTTTAATTGCAAGTATGTTTTCCATTATAATAGTTCCTCTGGTTTCTAATAAAATACTTATTAGCTCCATTCCATCCAAGACCATTTAAATCTAATTTCCTCTGTAATTCTTTCTTTTTTTTCCTTTTCTGTAAAGCCTCGTAAGTTCTTAATGCCTTCTCATGATTATCCATAATATATTCCCCCTTGAATATATGATTATATACCTAGTAAAATTTCAAAACCAGAAGTAACTAAACCACCAATTATAAACAGTAATATGGCGTACTTATATTTCTTGTTCATGAATAGTAACAAAATAGTACTGATTATTACAGCATCTAATATACTCAACCTACTTCCAAATAAATATAGCAATATGCCCATCAATATAAATCCTCCTTAAAACAAAAGAAAGGATGCTATGTTTCCATAACACCCATCCCCCTTTAATATCTCTTGATTACTCAACAATAGAACTCTCTTCTAAAGTTGGTTCAAACTCATGATCTACTTGTGGTAGCTGAAACTGGTTTTCAATATCTCCCTTATTTCTCGATTTGGCTACTAACCCCACTGCTAACAGTGCTGCTAATGCGCCTCCTCCGATTAATAAGTATTTCTTTACTTTACCCATTTTCTTCTTTTCCTCAACTATAACCTCTTGTTTAATCTCTTCAACTCTTTCGTTTTCCATTTTATTATCTCCTCTCAAAAATATTATTTTAGTTTTCATTATAGGGTTTGTAAATCCTGCGAGGTAAATAAAAAGAAAGCTTAGGCTTTCTCTCTATTACTTCTTGTCGTCCATTGCTTTATCCAAGGCGCTAACTAATTTTGCTAGAATAGCAGTTGATATTAAACCCATAACAGCTGTCGTCACTACTGCTGACTTGCCTGCGGTCTTAATAACCTCCTTATTCTTTTGATAAAATTGGTTTACCTTTTCTCTCATAATGATTCCTCCCAAGAATTATATTTCATTATAAGCTATGTTTTTTCTGCGATTTAGAACCACATTAACTTAATAAGCTGTATAAACATAAGCGTACTAAATATTATTGCTACTAATATCAACGCTACAACCCATATTATTATCGCTCCAATTATTATACTAACCATTTTTAAAACACCTCGTAAGAGCATCATGTTTATGATATAATATTGCAGCATCACTTACATGAAATTTAGTTTTTATCGATTCGCACATAAGTAAGACATGACCTAATTCTTCCTCTAAATCTTCTTGTTTAAATTTATCTGACTTTCTCATCTTTTTGGCTAAAACTTTTATTAACTCACTCATCTCTTCAACTAGACAGACAGATAGATAACCTATGTCTTTTTCATCCACCAACCTTCTTTGTAGTTGTTTCACCTCTTTGGACATAACTTCCTGTTGCTCTGCATCAAAGTTAACCATTTAAATCCTCCCATCGCAAATTCTTAAAATCTGTCTCTATCTCTATTGCAGTAACAAATTTCTTATCAAACACTACAGTGTCAACAACATCAAATCCATTAGGATGACGTTCGTATAGTCTTATGAATACATCTCCTCCAACATTCCAATTGACTTCTATACGCTCAGCGGCCTTGTCGAATGTTGCATATCTGTTAGCCCCACTAGGGAGATCATGACTATCTCTCCCATAAGTGGTGAAATGATAACAATTTACTGTATTACCTTTTTTAGTTCTGATTATAATGCTTTTTTGTTCTTTTTGTTTCCTTTCCCTATCTCTCATGGCAGCCTCCTAAAACAACCACATTATAAATTTCGCAGTTAAAGCTATTGTAATAGACGCAACTGAGGCCACAAATATCCAACATAGCATTGTACCCATTTTATGACCTACATTATATACCTTCTGTTTTTCCATTATTTAATCCCCCTTAAAAATCCATTTTCCAATATTTAGGTTCAGTATCAAAGTCTACAACTAGACATGGTCGTCCGTCATCTGATAGATGAGTGTCATAATCCAATTCAACGGTTCCATAATTAACGTGCCAGCCCAATAAATCCCCAGCCTTTATACCTTCAATATCTATTTCTGAATAGAAGTCATTTAGTGTAGCCCAGTTTTCATTTCTCATTCTCATGTTCAAATTATTTATAGCAGCCTTAATATCATTCATATCACTCCAGAAATATCTCCCAGAATATGAATCATAGCATAGGGTATCGCCCCTACCAGTACGTATAACCTCTGTCTTATAATAAGGGTTTTCCCTAAGTTTATCTTTAATTATTTCTTCTTTAATCTCTTTGTCTTTATTTTTACCCATGGTCTCAACAACTTTATTCTTATATTCTTTTAAAGCTGTCTCAGCTAGAGAATATGCTCCAGCAAGAGCCGCATTCCTACGCAGGTTTATTGAATTCCCACCTACAATACATCCCATAGTTATTGTTGCTAGAATCGCTGTGGGTACATAACATTTCCAGGTTAATTTAACTATTTCCTTCTTTGTAAACTCATCAGTTATCTTGTCTATAGTCGGCTGAACTTTAGATGTTGGATTTCGCTCTAATAATTCATCATCTAGTATAGCTAATGCTTTTATTGTATCATTATGAGCTGATATAATTGTACTTATAACTCCTGCTACGCCTATGCCGGTTAATATGGTTGGAGAATGCTTAGTCGCAAATCCTCCAACAGTTTTAGTTATTTCGGTTATTCCTTTTATATTCATTTATTTAGTCTCCTTTCAAAATTCTTATTTTATAATTGATTAATTGTTATAATATATTCATCTGTGGTTATTACTGCAGATGTCAATTTCCCGCTACTCATATCTTTAAGAGGTTTCCTCATATGTCTAAAGTATAAATTTATAGCGAACAATAAAAATTTCATAGTGATTTTCTCCTTTCAAAATATAATTTAGTTATATAAGACTCTTACCATAATCATTCATTGTTCCGTCATCATTATGAGTAAGGTAATAAAATTCTTTATCATCATACATGTCTATGTTATCAGTATCCTCATCTAGATGTAGAGATGGAGTAGATTCGCTAAATACAACTCCATTTATTAACGTCGCCAATCCAACAGCAATTGTAATAATTAAACCTATCTTTACATATTTTTTAACTTTATTTTTATTCATTGTCATCCTCCACTCCTAGCAGATGACCGCCAGCTTCCCAATAATTGTATTCCTCTCCGCATTCCGTGCATACGAATTTACCCTCTTCATTGTAATCGAAATGTCTACATCCACATGAACAAACCAATACAAATATCATAATATTATCTCCTTCCAATTTTAAAAATATAAAGAGATGTGTAGAACCTCCTTCTACTTGGTGCATTCAAACGCTTCCATCTCTTCATTATATACCTTGTAAATTCTGCGAGGTTAATCTCCGACATATGTCCAAAGACTACCATAGTATTTTTCAGCCATACTATATAGCTCCTCTGACACTAACCCCTTCTGTAATCCACATTTCCATAAACTACATCTACTCTCGTAGTTAGCGGTTGTTGGAAAATGCTGTGCTAATATTCTGGCCTTATCTCTAATTAATTGTTCTATTTCTCTTTCCATGATTACCTCCACACTTCTTTCTGGGATATAATTTTAAAGTCTTCGTATTTCTTTAAATCCTCTGGTTTAACATATTCCGTCTTCTGTTTCCACTTTCCTTGTTTTAAGTATTGATATATTAACCTAATATATTTTTCCGATGGCATTATATCATCTCCTTTATGCTTTCAGTTTTTTCATTCATGGTGTTTTCTCCTCTCATTTTTTAAAATTATTATTTATGCTTTTTCTTATTCATTATATCGCTCGCAAGTTTGTGTTGTCCGTCTTTAGCCACTCTAGTGTCCGTAAATGAAATCCAATTTCTGTCAATAGGACGATTCTTCAAAGTATTCATTAATTCACTTCTCTGAATTAACTCTTGCCTCCTTTGGATATACCTATCACCTTTACCCATAGTGATTTTCTCCTCTCATTTTTTAAAATATAAAAAGAAAGCCGAAGCTCTCTAATTTTCGGTATATTCAAATCCGTAATCATTACTTAAACCTTTTAGAAATTTACTAATTGCTACGCTATCTTGTTTCTTCTCTTTTGCTCGTTGATACTGAGTATTTGCCTCAGCCAATCCACATCCAAGAATAAACCCTATAAACATTATTAATAATATTTTACATATTTGTTTCATAATATAATTCCTCCTAAGAATATAATTTTCTATTATAGGAGTTGTATTCCTCGCGAGGTAAATAAAAATGAAAGGGCTGCAGGGAGCAACGAACTCCTACAGCGGCGGAATCACTTAAGATTCTACATTCGTGTTACACCACTTCCTTTCACTATATACTGTGTAATTTTCGCGAGGTAAAATATAATTAGTTAATTGTTTTGTTGATTATTAGGTATCCTTTTCCGCCACATTTTAAACAGACGCATGGAGTCAGGAATGGATCGTGGTACCAATTAGATACCTTCTTAGCCCCCCTACATACATGACAAACTTTAGTTACATAAGATTTATCCATAGCGGTTCCCCTTTCAAAGGTTAAAAAGAAAGCCTAAGCTTCCTCTTCATCTCTGGTATATTTACCAAACGTTTTATCTAATTTTCTAAGTGTGACCTTACGCCATACTATAAGATATATCCAACATGCAATTCCAAGTGGTGCAGCTAGAACCCCCACGATTATGTAATACAATATTGCTATTCCAAATGGAATCCTCCTATTTATTAGACAACCTAGAGCCTCTCTCACACACATGAAATCGTTCTTTATCCATCTTATCATAATATAACATCTCCTTATATTTTATATTTTCATTATAGGATATGTAATAAATGCGACAAAAAGAAAAGGAGTACGATCTCGATATCTCCGATGGTTATATCGGCGCTTTATCCTTTAAGCTAGATCTCTTACTATCTCTACTAGTTTACTGATATTCAACTACTTTTTCTCCTCATTATAGGGTGTGTTTTTTACGCGAATAAAAAGAGGAAAGTTAATCCTCCTCCATTTCGCATACTTCATAGTATACTCCATCGATTTTGACTATGCTTCCATCTTTTAACCCCTTTTTAATTCTTTTGTTATATCTTCGTCTTTCAACAGCATTACTTATTCCGCATACTGCTGAGTTTGCCAAACCAGTTGTGACCCTAATTACTATAGGGACCATAACCAATCCAATAAATCCAGCAGCAGCTAGTTTAATAATCTTGTTATCATCGTCCATAATAAAACCTCCTAGAATTATTTTTCATTATAAGAGATGTTTTTTACGCGAAATAAAAAGAGCAAAAGCTCTTTAAGATCATAATACTATATCATTCCCACCATTCAATACTATTAGAGAGTATACATCGTTTCCAACGTCTCCTTCTTTTACTACTGCATATAGAGAATTGCTATTCGCATTTGATTCTATAAATTCTTTTACTTTTTCTAATCCAACAAAATTTCCTGTTTCTTTCCAACTAATTACGTTTTTTCCTGCAACATCAATTAACTCTTTTTTAACCATTTTAAGTTTACCTTTAGTCAGCACAACAATTACTGTTGCCCCTATAAGACTTCCTCCAATGATAAGTTCTTTCTTGTGTTTTTTACAGAATTCCTTTACGTTTTTCATATTAACCTCCAAAAATTTTATTTTTCATTATAAGGTGTGTTATTTTAGCGGACTAAAAAGAAAGCCTAAGCTTCCTCTTTGTTTTCGAGTTTCTTAATTTCCACTGATAATTGTCGCATTTCATCATCGCTTAATTCCATAACCCCTGGTACATCTAAAATATGTTTCCCTGATGGTTTCAACAATACATCTCTTGCTATTTTTTCAATCTTATTCATTTTAACAACCCCTTTCATTATAGGAAAAGTTTTTTGCGCGAGCGATTACTAAATATATCAAATACAAATCCCCTGGCGGATTCATCTAATATGTCTAAACTATAATGATTATTAATTATATAATTGTACTTATAATTCTCAACATTTGAATCGGCCATATTTGAAGATATACCTGCAACATTATTGTTCCTAACCAATACAGTTAAACATCCAAAATCTTTTACAAACCTTTCTATTTCGCCAGGTTCCCTAACATGTATAAATAGTAAATGCGAATGTCTTGTTGGGTTCATAAAATCTTCAATTGATTTTTTTATATAATTGTACGAATGGTCGTTATAATCTACCGCTGTAAGTTTAAGGTTTGATAGAAATAACCTATCTTTCTCAGTTTTTCCACCATTCCAACCCAATAACTTGGCAGCTTCTTTAACCTTATCTACAGTTGATATATTAAGTGTACGTACGTATTGACTACAAAACTCTATAAAAGTGTCTTTACCAACTCCCCCCGAACCATTAATTAGAACTATTTTCTTATTCATTATACTTACGTCCTTTGGCATCTGTCATTTCACCTACCTTTTTCATAGCCTTGTTTATAAAAACATTCCTGCTTAACTCCCATTTGTGTGTATCCTCAAAATCGGCTGTCATAGTGGACGAATGTTCGTCTATTAAAAACTTTTCTCCCTGTAACCAGCCCATCAGGTCAGCCAAGTTAATTGGTAAACTTAATAATCTCCCTATATCCTCTGGTTTATGTCCATCCCATTCGGGGGCAAAGTCTTTATATGGAACATTAAATTTATCCCAATTATCCTTATGATAGTGATATGAATACTGACCTTCAGGTGTATTAATTCCAACTATGAAGTAATTTTCATACATAGTTCCATCATGATGTTTCCAAGATTTCCATGCTAAAGGACTGTAATTGCTACATATTATTGAAAATAATACCATTCTGTGATGATATAGCTCATCGAAGGTGTGACTACCATCAGATATAGCACCTTTATTATATTCTTTAAATACGTACGTATTCCTCTTCATTGTAAATATATCAAACCATTTCTCTTTTCCACATTCGCAGCATTTAAATCTTGCCTCTTTACTTGTTCCTATGTTATATAAACGTCTAGTCCCTCTAACCTCTTCCCATTCGTGTCTACAAAATAATTTCATTATTAATCCTCCCTTTTACACATCTCTTCTTGTCTTTGTAACCACCCAATTGCCGCATCAATCCTTGGTTTTATATCTTGCATGGCTGGATTTTTTTCTTCCATCCACATAGCCCCTAATATATTCCATGCAGCCGCCGAAAGATGGTCCTCATCCGTCCACCCGTCTAAATACTTGAACAAGTGTCTCATCCCACTATCAATTAATACAGATATAGGTTGACCGTTCTCCCAGTTCCTATCTCCATATTTTTTAGCCCCAGCCTCATAATGTTTAGCTAATCTAAGTAATGCGGCCGCTGGCAATAAGTCAAAACGTCCTTTTCCTTCCGCCATATCTCTAATTGCTCCGGTCCCAAATTCTCGTGTATCACCACTGTCTTTTAGTATTTTAACATGTTCTCCCATAACCAATTCCTCCTTATTTATTACCTGATTTTGTATCTGCTCGACCAGCTGCTACTGCCATTGAATAGAATAGAAAGCTAAGAAATACAAGAATTATAATTACCAACCAGTGCATAACCTTACCCCCTTTATAACTATTAAATTATTTTCTTCCTAAAATTAAAGCGCTCTGTACTATTTGTCCATTTAAGAGAGTGTTTACCTGATATTGTACTTCGACTTCCTGACCATCATCCTGTAAACTATCTATGGTATTACGTACAGTGTTATAAAATGTACTCCCATCCGTATTGTTTATAGTATATACCCCGCATATCTTCATATTCTCACCTCCTCTACTTTTTCTACTACATTATAGTCACTTTTGTTAATTATCTCAGCAATAAAATCAAATTTCGAATGTTGTACTTCTTCGAGTTGTAATACTATCTCGCTACTGCCATTATCACAATCTAATAGCTTACTAGCACGTGTTGAACTATGATGGAACTGTACTATCCTACTTTTTGGGTGTGTTTTTTTCATTACTACCACTCCTATTTGAAATAAAAAGAAAGCCTAAGCTTTCGATTTAATTATTTCTCAATTTGAATATTTTTTAGTATCTTCAAACCTTCTTCTACTATTACGTAAACGACTTTCATCGCAACTATAGCAGCGCTAAGTTTTTGTTTCTTATTCATAATATCCCCCAAGAAATTACTTTCATTATATAGCTTGTAAATCTTGCGAGGTTAAAAAAAGAAGCCTAAGCTTCTTCAATCATTCTTTTAAGTATTTTTATCTTGTACTCTATTACAGTAATACAGCTAGATACATATGTAGCTAATTCCATTAAATCGCTAACGAATTCCCTTAACTCTGCGTCTCTAGATGCCTCTACATCATTCAACGGTTTAAGCGTATTCATTATATCCTCATGTTGGTTCATTAACTTTTCTATATGTTCCTCATATAATTTTATAACATTTTCCATTTTTAAAATCCCCTTTCAAAATATGATTTCATTATAATGTATGTTATTTATGCGGACTAAAAAGAAAGCCTAAGCTTTCCTCCTTTATTTTCTAATGTGTTCTTAAATATCTAATTAAAACCCAAATAAGCCATAAACCACCTGTTAGAATGACCATAATAAAGTCAAACACCATATGTCCAAAACTGTAATTTTTCATCTTAATTATCCTTTCAAATCATGCTTTCATTATAAAGTATGTATTTATGGCGAGGTTAAAAAGAAAGCCTAAGCTCCCTTTACAAATCTTCTTTTTACTTTTCTGCCAGTACCTTTAATCATAAATACAAATCCCTTTATAATTCTATAAATTGCATAAATCATTGCTGATATACATCCTATAGTAATCATTATTCCTATCAATATACTACTCATAATAAGTCCTCCTAAAAATATATTTTAGTTTTCATTATATGGTTTGTTATTCTTGCGAGCTAAAAAAGAAGCCTAAGCTTCCCTCTATCGGTCAGGTCTATTATTGTGTCTCTCCTTTTCCTTAGCGTCTAACAGTAAACATACCACTGTACATACTAGAAATATACCCATTAGGTTATCTAATAATAACGATACAGCTATTAATACTGTTGCTAACACTATAGTTAATATAATGAAACTCTTCATAATATCACCCCTCTCACTATAAGATGAGTTAATTCTGCGAGGTAAATAAAAAGGACCGATTAAGCCCTTAAAATTGTCCTTTCCAATTCGAATCTTCTATCAATAAGATCTAATCTATCTCTATGAATAAATCTTCGTTTCAATTGTAATCTTTCAATTTTACTTATATCCTCCCCTTTTATTATCCCATCCATAATTACGTCGCAGATATCTTGATATTCTTTACCTAATTTAATCTCTTTAAGTCCACACCTTTTAAGTTGCATTCTTAACATAAATTTCTTAAGTTTTTTTATCATTTTTATCACTCCTATAATATGTTTTCATTATAATGTATGTATATTATGCGAAAAAAATAAAAAAAGAATTGTAAGCTTCGAACTTACGTCTCTCGATTGCTCGAACGTTCTACCATTGAACTATTAACCTGGTAACCCAGTCTTCTTCATTATATGCATTGTAATTATCGCGAGCTAAAAAAGAAGCCTAAGCTTCTCCGTTTCTAGTCTATTTTTTAACTTTGTCTCTTGCTACAGCGACTGATGCCCTATATATTATCGTACAACCTCCAACAATTGCTCCTAATATAAATGACTTAATATCGATTCTCACAATAAAAACCCCTTTCAAAATTAACTATTTTTCATTATAAGATGTGTTATTTATGCGGGGTAGGCAAAAATAAAAAGGTATGTTTTTACACACCCTTTTATATAGATTCTATTTTTGTCTGAGTTGTATCTGTTACGAACGTACCCAAGGAATATGACTAAATGCCTTACTTGTTATTACATGAAGGTCTTCGTGTTTTACTACTATTGCCAATCCGACTAATTGTATACCTCCAGTGATAAGAGCCTTTTTGATTTCTTTATTTCGTTCCTTTATTTTTTCTCTTGTCTCACATAGTTCTTTATGGTTTTTAACCATTTCTGAATACTCTTCTGACCTGCTCTTTATACTAGCTTTCGTTTTGTATAATATTTCTAGAGACTTGGCCATATTCAGATAGTCTAAACTTCCTGAATCTACGTTCGACATATCTTTCATTAACGATTTTATCCTTTCATCAAGTTCCTCACTGGGGCTATTATCTAGCTCAGATTTTATTCTAGTTATTTTAACTAAAACCTCATCTATTTCCCTTTCAAGATTTGTCCTTTTGTCCTTTTTGGTGAATTTAAACATTTTACATTCTCCTTTCAAACTTTAGTTTCTCATTATAGGATACGTTATTTTTGCGAATCATCAATAAAAGAATGTTTGAAGGTCGTATAAAGACATTAACCTCATACGACCTAATATATACTACTTCCTAAACTCGGTTATCTCCCCGGTCGGTTTTAACTCTTTTGGAGGAATATCTGAACCTATTTGAGCCTTTCCCTCTAAAGTCTGTTTAAATAACTGATTACCCATTACAGCAGCCCCCGCCACTAAAAATCCTTGAATTACTACCTGAGCTGAGAAACCGCCCATCCAAACGCTGAATCCAACTCCAACCAACAATAGTATCCATGGTATTGTCCAATCCGGAACCTTAGGACTATTTTTTAATAGAACCCCCAAAACATATAGTACCGCCACTATGATTACATAATTTTCATTAATATACTTTAATATATCCATTATATTTTCCCCCTTTTTTATTTTAACATATTAATTTTCTCCAAGTAATTGGGCCTGTCTCTCCATCCTGCTTAAGTCCGTACTGTCCCTGCCATATAGCAACGACTCTTGCTGTTTCCCAACCATAACTTCCAGTGATTTTAGCTCCTACTCTCCATTGAATATATCTTGTAGCATATTCATGATGTGGAGAAGGTTGACTATCATATGGCTTTGAGAATATTTCATCAAATGCTGCCTGAGTTTTTGGTCCTACCTTTCCGTCAATCTCTAATCCCATAATTCTTTGGAATCTTCTTATGGCAAAATCAGTATTTTCTCCGTTCTTACCATCCTCAGCCAATCTTAACCCATTCTTACCCTTAAAACCTAATCTGTTAAGATTCTGCTGTATCGTTAAAGTCCTTCTGCTAAATGGTATTTGATTGTAATTTGGAGTAATTGGATTCACAGCCGGAACAGGCATTGCTGGTTCTACAACTGGGATCTCCTTATCACCAAAACCACACAACTTTAATATAACTTCGCATTGGGCATTGGCAATCTTTTCAATCCATTCGTCTTGTCTTAGTTTAGCCTCATCCTCAACGTTTGTATGAAATCCTGATTCAATTATAAATACATGAGGTACTAAGTTGTCTTGAGCTGAGTCAATGACACCGTAGTAATCTTCATCCTTATGTATTTCGCTTTCCCTTACCTTAGCTCCTCTGTTAGTGGTTTCTAGGGCTTTGGATATCTTTGAAGAAAACTCTTCAGCCCATACCTTATCGCCGGGTAAGTCAACGCTATGAAACACCGTTGTGCCTTTCACACTTGATGTACCGCAGGCATCTGTATGATTTGAAATAAACAGATAAGCATTTCTCTCAGCGGCTATTTTACCTCTTCTTGATAGAGATATATCCTTTTCATCATCTCTTGTTAAAGAAACGTGAACTAATCCCATCGGATTAAGCTTATCTCTTATCATCCTACAGAGTTTCAATACTGCCACACTTTCCCAGTATTGTTTGGACACACCTTGGTTTCTAAATTCGAAGTGTCCAGGGTCTAAAACTACTTCTTTTAATACTTCGGACATAACATCCATCTCCCATCATATAATATATTTTTATCTAGTTAACGCTGCAATTATCCTCTTTATTTTCATAAGATTCATGCGGCTTACATGTTGGTAATTCTAAGAGTTTATCTACTAATTTATGCACAATGCCGTTGCCATGTAGATTATAATACTCTTTTGTTAACCCATCAATATTCTCTCTAGCATAAATAGGACAATAACCTCTATCCATATAATGATTATATGTCTGTATTATACGGTCTCTTAGAAGAGCCTGAACCCCCATTTTGATTGCTTCTTGCTCATCTATCTTCTTACCTATTTTTCTACTTAGTATTTTAAAACATGCGATTACGAATGCTGTCAGTAATCCAAAACCAACCTGCAACCAGTATCGTATAACCCATTCCTTCATTGCAGTTCCCCTTCCCCATTTGTTATTATATCTGTTTAACATCTGTAGAGTCTTCGGCCTCTTTTCTAACAGCTTCTTCATACGCCCTATGCTCTTTTTCCAGAGTCTCATTAGTGGCATTTATAATATCATGATGGACTTCATTAAACACCATAGTACATGCACCGATTGGTAGATTGCTTTGTTGTATTGCAGTCACTAATTTTAGCTTTAATTCCTCAACTAATAGATTGAATCCTTTTTGTATCATTATATATTATCTCCTTTCTATATTATTTGTTCCTTTAATTCTAAGAAACGTAATAAGCTTGTAACGGCATCTGTTTCATTTGTATCTGAGACCTTTAATACAGTTGATTTTCGTATATTAGCCTTAACTATCATACCGTCATCATCAAGTACACTGTAAGTATAACTTATTCTATTTTCATCCTGTCCGTTAATAAATTGAAATGCGTTTATTTTGATAGTCATTTGATCCCTCCTATATAACTATATCACCGTCATTAAACCTAAGTCTTTCCATACCCTTTCTCTCAACTCGTATTAACCAATCGAATTCTTTATTAGCTATTCCACTTACTATAAAGTAATCAGAGTATTTTCCAACTATTTCAACATTTGATCCGATATATCCCGTTAAAAATACTAGATAATCTCCGTTCTTTGTAGAAACGGTTTCTAAGAATATTGGGTCTAGTGATATATAACATAATCCATCCTCGCCGATTACACCATGACCGCTATCATGAAACACATGATTAGGTGACTCATCGCAATATAAAACAACTTCTCCATAGTTTTCTGTGCTAACCACTGCCGATTTAGTAGATCCATAGATTGGACCTAAGCCAGAATTAGTAGCACCATTATATACTTTTAATCCTCCAGTGGCTCCGCCTCTGTAATTGATACATACAGGATTTGCTCCAGTAAAAGTCGTATATAACTCGTTATTGTATCCCATTATAACTTGTCCAGTGGTCGTACCATAGTTAGTTGCTATTGTGCTTGCGGCTGCAAATGAACCATTCGCCCATATTCCAGTAGGATTTATATCTAGTAACTCGGTAGTACCATTCATAAATACAAAACCTCTATTTGTGCCTGACATTTTGAAGTACATATTGTAATCGGATACCGCTTCGCCATATCTTCCACCCCAAGTAGCATCTGCTGATTGAGACATGTATATTTTATATGATTCAGAGTTCCAAAATCTAAAACCGTGACCATTAGTTGGGTCGGTTGAGAAGTTTATACCATTAACAGTTCCAGTGAACGTATCTCCTGCCACATTTGCATATGCTCCATCATGATTATGATTGGATAAAGCTACGGCTGTTGCACCAACATAAAAATTTGTTTTTGCATATACATTACCAGTTCTTGCATCTACTGAAAAAGCAGGAGTTCCTTGAGGGACAGCTTGACCACTTATAGTGGGCGATACGCTAAATCCAAACCAAGTCTGAATCGCTACATTATTAAGTTTAGTAAGTCCTGCATAATCAGCACCACCAGTTATATAAGCCCCACTTGTTGCCACTGTTGGAGTGCCAGTTAAAAATGCCAAATTTACCCCTGTGCTCTGATTTGTAAATATAACATTTCCATCTAAGTTTAATGAGCCACTTAAGTCAGCACTCCCTGCTACTAATTTTGAATTACCTACTGTTTTTTCAGCTACATCTGAACAAAAGTTCCAAGCGTTTGCTGTATCGTCATGCCATATATGGTCTACATTTCCGGTTGCAGGTGCACCAGTTGAAAATATAGAATTTGTAGAATTAATATTTCCACCAACGGTTAAATTATATGGAACTGTTACCAATCCTGTATCTGCTTCTACTTTTAACAAAGTAGTTTTTGTACTAGACCAAACTTGCCAATAAGTTCCAGTAAAAGTCCCACTATTAAGCAAGTCAAAACTCCACTCCTGACCGTTGGCTGTAGGCATACATTTAAAATTCTTAACTGGGGCTAAATATATATCCCCATTAAAATATGAATCACCAAGTACATCTAAAACACCCTGTTCTAATATTTTACCTATACCAAGACCTTTTTTACCCCAACTAAGTGATACTTCGCCAGAAGGCATTGTTATTACGGATATTGTAGTATTGAATTTATCAGCAAATTGTATCTGATAATCATAGGATGTGGTAGCTAAATACTCTCCTCCTACCCCTATCAAATCTTTGGCATTTACTGTGGAAAGAGTTCCAGCAGCAACAGTCACTGTCTTTTTAAGAGTCCAAGAATTGGCTCCCCTAGGGCTAGAATATAACTTATACGTTAAAGCGTTCGTCTCAGTTCCAGATGCATTCTTAAGAGTAGAAATAGAACCACTGTTAGTAATCGACGCATATGTGCCCAAAACGTCAGATACTCCAGCGCTATTAGCTCTACTATATTTGAACAATGTTAATGTTGGAACCTTATAAGCCATAATATCTATAGTTATCTGTTTAGTAGCGGTTAACCCTCTTGAGTCTGTTACTGTTCCTTTTACAACCAATCCAGTTCCCGATGAATTTATAGGTCCGGTCGTATAACTTTGTTGAGCATATGAAGCGCCTAGAAATTCTATTTTATAACTCTTAAGAGTTGCACCAGAGCTTGCGTATGCAGTATTGATATCCATTTTGATACTACTTAACAATTGTACGAATTCCCCAACTACCGCTCCAACCTGACCAGCTGCTGTCTTTGTTTCGACAGCGGTAACAGTGCCTATACTTGGCTTTATTACACTTGTATCTATAGCGGCGGTAGCTGTTATGCTATCTATCGCTCCTATTTGTTTTGTACCGTACAGAGTGGTTAAATATAGTGTGCAGGTAGTGGATATTACAGTCGGCATCGCATTATACATTGCCGTCTGTTCGCCAGAACTTAAAACCAGAGAATATGAATTAGAAAGTCCAGATGTTCTAGTTAATATCGAAGTACTTCCAATCTTTAATTCTAATTTATATGTCAATCCAGCTGTTCCAATTCCAGTAGCAGTGACTGGTTTACCAGTACCGTTAATATTGAAACCAGCAAAAGCAGTTATATTACCAACTGTTACATTTGCTATGGACGTATTAGTTGCGACTGCTCCTATCTGTTTTGTACCATATAAAGTTGTAACATAAAGAGTGGCCGTAACAGATGATGCTCCTGATGCTACCAGATTTAACATTGCGTCCCGCTGGGTTGTTCCGAGCCCCATGTCGGTGCTATTATCTCCAGCGGCTGTTGTGACAGATTTTATTGAAGTGGACCCTACTTTTAATTCAAACTTAAAAGCAAGAGAAGGCAAATTAGTTGAAGCTATAACTGTAATATCCGAGCCTATTGTAAAATCATTAAATGTCGCTATTGTGCTGGCTGATATACTCGCTGTAACTGATTTACTAGCAGTGCCGATTGTAGTGCTACCGCTCTTAGTTTCTAATGTTAATGTAACTGTCGTTGAAGTTCCGCCACTAGCTATAGCATTTAATATTACATTGTATTCTGCTTGAGTAAGTGTTATTGTGGCAGACGATGTCCCAGCAGTCCAAGTTCTAGTAGCAATTACTGAACTCCCAGCTTTAAAAGTTAGAACGTGTGTAAAGACACTACTCTTAACGTCACCAGTAACAGTAAATCCGGAACCTATTGTAAAATTATTAAATACTGATATGCCAGATGCTCTAGCAATCGTATCTAACACTGCTGTTCCACTACCGCTTGCTCCGTCCATAGAAGTACTCGGCATGTCACCACTACAACTTATAGTTATAGATTTGCTACCATCGGAATTGTGGTCAACAGTAGTAGAGAAGGTAACCATTAAAGTGTCTGAGTTTTGTGTAATAGTAAAACTTGCACTATTTGTATATGATACACCATTAATAGTTATTGTGAATGAGCCACTACCAGTAGTAGTATAGCCCGAGTTAGTTCTGCTAAGACGCATAGTGGCGGTTACTGTACTCCTATTATTCACGGTATCAGGAGTACTGCTCCAGTCTAAGTGTCCACTTATATATTGATTACCAGTTGATACTGCAATACTACCACTAGCCATTAACGATTACCTCCTACCCATCGTACTATTGTTATTTCATCACCGTTTGTCTCGTCTGATTCTGTAGGGTCATATTTTTCTATTGCATGAGCTCCTACAAGCAATGATGTTGTAACATCTAGACTGTTAATAAACATCTTTTGTCCGTTTATATACGCTACTGATGACCCATTATTAATAAAATCCATTTGTTGATTACTTATATGTATTTGAAGAAGACTATCTGATTTACCAAGTGTTAAACCGCTAGCGTCAAACTCCATATAAGTTTTTACCTCTTCTAAATTATCATTTAAAGTTGAAACTTCGGTTGTAACTCTATCGTCTACAACCTGAATGGCCGCACTATTTTGAGATATAAGATCTCCGAGATTATCTGTTACAGAGGATTCCGCCTTTAGGAGTATTGCTTCAGCATTAGCTGTAATCTGAGATTGAACGTCATAAATTGATTCGTTAACATATGATACTTCAGCTTTTGAAAGTATACTAGCATTACCTGTAATGTCTAACAATGAACCTTCAATTACGTCAGCACTAAGTTTTCCAGTCTTTACAAACTCTGCAACTATCATACCGTCCATAGTAATGGCCGTTTCATAAGGCCCAGATATACCATTCGAACTGAATCCGAAACCACCAGAATTCCAACGCCATACGTTCGTAGCAGTGGCTACATTATCTGTATCCATGATTAATATTTCATCTGGATATTTACCTCCAGTACTACTTCTCATAATTACATGACCGCCAAGACCTCCAGTCATAAGCTGGGTCGCAATATCAATTGCTTGAGCCATTGAGCTCTTAGTTGGTCTTTCGCCAATTGCTTTTTTCTGATATGAGATTGTGGTTGCAACATTGGATTGCGCTTCTCCCAATTGTACGCTCTCATATTTATCTGTTATAACATTATATTTAGTCTGTATGCATTTAGCTGTAGCATTAACGCCTAATTTTGGGAAATATACGTTTACTGTATCACATAGATGAACCTTTTCGAGATTTGCTATGTTTTCGTACTCTCCAGTTTGTGCAAGCATCAAGAACGATACCTCAAGCGCAACCTTTGGGATGCCTATATTATACGTAGTCATAAATGCAGTGGCTTTTGTCCTTAATTCTTCCTCTGTAGGTTCATTCTGGAAGGCATCAGTTAAGTCAAGCGGGAATATCTTAATGAAGTCATACGTCCCAGTCGCATTCAATACCTGCTCAGGGAGCTCTACTAAGCCGGATTCGTCTGAATACCAGAAAGGATAAACCCCAGTATACACAGAACTACAATTCTCTTCCTGTCTTAAATCTAGTAGATTCTTGCCATATCTTATAGAGGTGCCTCTATTGAGACCTCTATTTTGAAGTAATTTGACATCGTACATATCGAACTCATACTCGCCGCCATACTCTTCTAATATTCTACTTCCTAGTATTGAACGCACGCTAGACGGAAGTTTTATAGTCATCTCGCTGTCATCGTTTATATCTGTAGTAAGCGTAAAGGGTAAATCATATACACAATATCCTTTTAATTTAGAAAATGCATCCTGAGAATTAGTAGCTTTAAATGGTGAAACAGGAAATCCTGATAAGTCATAACTAATATGTTCAGCATTTATAGTTACTACACAATTTATTGGTTTGGATATATTGTATACTCTAAACGGTTGTGGGTTTGAATATGGGTTTGGTTTTGCAAACACTATTCTTCTCAATTGGATTTCTGAGTAATATTTTCCATCTGTTGTATATTCCATTTCTAATTCATAAGTACCATTTCGATTCTCTGTAACAACACATGATATAGCGTCGCTTAACGCGCCTATACCAAGAGTAGTAAATATTGTGGTTGCTGAATCGAACAACCTAATCATATGGTCCACCATTTAGGGATAATACTGACAGATGTAATTCCCCCTGAGAAAGATATCTCGTTATCTCCTGGAATTAGACTTGGAAAATCTTTATTACTAAGATCAACAGTTCCATTAAGATTGTCTGTACCTTTATATGCATCGCCAGCCATACTGTCTATTATCATCCCATTTTGAATTGTTGTTATGTTAACTATAGTGTCTCCAACTCTTAGTATTCCAGTTCCACTTCCAGATACCGTAATTATAGGAAGTGCTATAAAATTAGTAGGATTATTCAATAATGTTGTAGCATTAATTGTAACTGGAGTATCCCCAACCTTAAGAAATCTTTGTGGTTTACAATTAAAGTTTAAAGTGGTTTTTCCAGCCATATGGTATAAATTTTCAATTGATCCTCCGTCCGTATAAGCAGCCATTCTGTAATAATCAGGCTCATAAGAATCCTCAAGTCTAGCGTATTTAGTTGAAGTATGGAGCCATTCTACAATTTTATTAACTAATTGAGTGAAATCACCAGATATGGAACCTACAGAAATCTCGTACGGACGATTGACATTTTTGTAACTTCCTTTATCTATTATTATGTCGCCATTCCTTCCAGGAACAGATATTACATCTACATCTCTTTCAGGATATTCGTAAACAGGTGGGCGTTCCACCTGAAACAAATTATCCGATGTTTTTCCATTATAGGTTATTACGCCCACGCTTTTTCACTCCTCTCTACTTGTGTTTGAATTATACGAGCAACCTCATTTGCAATTTCCTTAGGATTAGCTCCTGTAATATGGAAAGTGTTATGTTGAGTCATTCCAGGTCTTTGTGTTGTTATGCCATCTTTTGTTGCAGATATGCTAACGTCGGTAGGTATCTGTTTGGCTCTCATATTATTAGCTGTGAAATTAGCCTTATCTACTGTGCCAGAAATACTATAGCCATTGTATTTGTTCATCATGTTACCTATTTGTTTACTCCCATTTTGAATGTTAGTAAGGTCGAGTACAGGACGAATAGTGGGATTCATATCAGCATTACTGTTTAACACATCCGACATCTTTGACATAGTGTTTCTCAAAGCATTCATAGCGTTAGAGCCAACGTTCTCAGCTTCGTTAGAAGCCATATATGAGAACTTATCTAAACCTCCAGCAAGACCCATAACAGAGAATTTACCTATTTCAGCAAATACTCTTGAAGGTGAATGAATACCTAGGACGTCTTTAACCTTACTCACAGCGTCAGATACCGTATCCTTCGCAGCCCTCCATAGTCTACTGGCCATACTTTTGATACCATTAATCATACCTTGCATCATGTTTACACCCATACCATCAAATACTGTGGATGGAGAATGTATACCTAATAAGTCTTTTACGCTCTCAACTGCTGATGAAACAATATCCTTCATAGCACTCCATAAAGAAGTTCCCATCGCTTTTATACCGTCTATAAGTCCTAGAATTACATCTTTACCAATACCAACTAAAGTGGGTATGAAACCGACAATAGCGCGTATAATGGCGTTCATAAGATTACTTATAGCCGCATTTAAAGCAGGAGCATTATTCCTTATTGCATCCGCTAAACTATTTATAAATGTGATTATTAATTTAAGTGCAGTGCTCACAATGTCTGGTAACTTATTTGTAACTCCCTTTATAAAGTTAACTATTATGCTTATACCAGCCTCAACTACTTTTTGAATATTATCAGCAATCCCTTTCAGTATCCCTAACACTAGTTTTAAACCTGAATCAACCATTTTTGGTACTGATTTAACGGCAGTATCAAGAATAGCATTAACTATCTTCATGAATGCCGCTGCTACGACTGGAGCATTATCTCCAAGAGTCTTAACAAATCCAATAATACCTAGAGCTAATGATTTCAATGCTGATGGTATGAGACTGATTAGATTCTCCACTACTATCACTAATGCAGCTGAACCAGCTGCACCTGAGATTACTAATTTATCTAATCCTTCGGCAAACAATTGCATCCCAGCTCCAACAGCTAAACAACCAGCACCAAATATTAGAACTGCTGCTGATAAAGCTAATATGGCTGGCGCTAAAGGCGTTAACACAGCTGAAGTTACTCCTATTATAACAAATACTGCGGCTAAGGCGCCTATCCCAGTAATTAATGTCATGACATCAACTGAACCGATGGCGACAAGAGCCTGTGTTAGAACAAATAGAGCCCCAGAGAATACTACAAGTGCTCCCCCTGTAACTACTAAATCTGCACCTTTGGTTAGCTTAACGAACCCGACGATTGCCAATAATAATATTGATATCGCGGCTCCACCAGCTATAATCTGCTCGTAATTTAATTGTCCCAATGATATTAGTGAATATGATAATGCGGCTATACCCGCTGAGAATGCTATTAATCCTAGAGCACTCTTAGCTAAATCTCCCTCTTTTGTTACTTTGATGAAGACCGCAATGGATAACATAAGTGCCGATACAGCAGTACTAGCCATTAATAATTTTTCAGGATTTAACGCTGATAGAATTGCAATAACGCCTGCTAAAACGGCTAACCCCGCAGCAAATTTTATTAATCCATCTGCACTTTTCTTTAAATCGCCTTCTTTTGTTAATTTAATAAATAATGCTATTGCAGTCATAAGCACCACAAGTGCACCAACACCTTGAATTATTTTATCTGGATTTATAAGTGCAAGTATAGCTACTGCGGCAGTCAATACGGTGAGTCCTACTGCAAAACCAATTAGTCCTGCTGAGCTACTTTTTAAATCTCCACCTCTTGTAACTATTATGAATAAAGCTATTGCTTTCATTAGTGTTATAATAGCCTCCGCTCCTTGTCCTAGTGAAGCTGGGTCCATATTCCCAAGAAGTGCCAATGCTCCTGATAATAAAGCAAGACCTACGGCAAATCCCATCATACCAGCCGAGCTTTGTTTCAGGTCTCCACCTCTTGTCATCATTACAAATACGCCTATCGAACCCATAAGGGTTATGATAGCTTTTGCTCCTTGTTCTAGAACCTCTGGTTTCATTTTGCCGAGTATTGCTAGCGATCCACATAGGATAGCTATACCTGTTGCAAATCCCATTAAACCTCCACCACTAGCCTTCAAATCGCCACCTTTTGTAACTAATACAAACATCGCTATTACCGACATAAGTGAGGCTAATGCTTCGCCACCTTGTTTAAGAACTTCAGGTTTCAAATTGCCAAATATTGCTAACGCTCCAGCTAGAATGGCTATGCCAGTAGCAAATCCCATTAAACCAGCAGCACTAGCTTTCAAGTCTCCACCTCTTGTTAGGTTTATAAATAACATTATTGCACCCATTAGAGCGACTATAGCCTCTGTACCTTGTTTAAGGACCTCTGGTTTTAAGTTACCAAATATAGCTAATGCTCCTGCCAGAATGGTTATACCTAATGAAAATGCTACTAAGCCTCCAGCTGAGGTTGCCAAGTCTCCGCTCTTAGTCATGTTTATAAATACTACAAGCATGCCCATTATTTCTGCTATGGCGGTTACCCCTTGTTTTAACTTATCCGGATCAAGTGATGATAGCGTTTTTACAGCTGTTGCTAAAAGTAGTATTGCCACGCCGAGTCCAATTAATTGCATTTTTGACTGTTTCTTAAATATACTCATTGTGCTGGTACTCTTTTCTAATATCTTAAGACCTATAACTAACTCTGCGAATACAAGTGTAAGTGCTCCTAAAGCTACAGCTAATTCTTCTATTTTGATTCTAGATAGTAGGAATATTGCGCCAGCTAATATAGCTAGAGCAACAGCAACCTTAACTAATGCCTCTGCTTTAACCTTTAACTGGAAAGCTTTCAATGTATCTCCAAGTTTGTCGAACACGCCAGATATGGAAGTTATAATGTCCGATACTGAACCTATACCTTTACTTAGAGCTCTTGCCAACATTAACAAACCGCTACCTGTTAATACGGCACCAATATTTTCTAATGAAAGTTCGTCTATTTTTTCTTTAATAAACTTTATTACTGGGGTCAGGACATTTTTAATAGCGGTTGCTACCTTTCCAACTGTATTACCAATTTTTTCGAATATTTCATGGAGTTTATCTAATGCTGTTTTAAAATCAAAGGATACGGTTGTGGCTTCAGCGAATGCCTCGTTACTCGTAGTCATAGAACTAGCCATTACTGTTGTACCAGTAAAGAATTCCTTTATTGCTCCCCCTAAAGACGTCAATATTTCTTTAACGTTTGTTAGATATGGGGATATATCTTCAGAAACTTTACCTATAACTTCCCCTATCCACCCAAATATACTGCCTAGGGTTTCCAATGAAGTAGTAGCTATTGCGTTTGCATCTACACTATCATTTATAGAGGTTAAGAAACTACCAATATACCCTGTTACAGCTAATATGGCGTCAGGTAATTCTGGAGTTAGTGCTTTTATTAGAGCTCCTATACCAGTTACAATTAACTTGACAGCTTTCAATCCTATATCTAATACTGAAAATAATCCTTTGAATGTCGCCTTTATATTAGCAGCTGTAGTATCCCCTATTTTGAATTCTGATGTTAGGTCTCTGATATTCTTTGTTATCTCGATAAGTCTCTCACCAGTCATAGCAGGGAAGACTTCTCTAAATGCCTCCTTTATGGGCTTTAGTATATCCATTAAGGCATTAAATGCGTTTGTAACGGCTTCTATAGCATAAGCTCTTCCGCCTTTCATGTTCCACACTTCCAACATTGCATTCCTAGTATCCGCCGCATTTCCAGCCATCTTGCTGAATACGTCGTTTATACCAGTAAATACTTCGGCAGCCTGGTCCTTATCACCAACTATTAATTCCCAACTCTTAGCCCATCCAGATTGTACAGATTCCTTCATTGTATTTAATAATTGAGTTAATGTTTTAACTTGGGTTGCTGCTTTTAACAACGATTCGTCATTAGCAAATTTTTCAAGAGTTCCTACGAGAACCTTAGATGTTAACCATCCATCTTTTAAAGAATCTCTAAATGTCTTTAACTGCTTTTTACCCTTCTTAGTGTATGATACTATCATTTCTTGTCCGTCAACCATCTCGGTCTTAACAGTATGCATACCTTTAGCCATATCTAGAAGAGCATTCTTGAATAATTCACCGCCCATTCCAGCATTAACTACCGAGTTCCAGTCTTGTAGTCCAACTTTACCAGCCGCTATAGCCTGAGAAAGCTGATACATCGCGGTTGATGCTTGTAAAGCACTTGAACCTGAACCAGCAGCAAGATTAGCTATACCTTGTATTGCCCTAGTTGATGTCTCCAGATCAACACCTGCCGCCGTGAAAGTACCTATATTCTTTGTCATTTCAGAAAAGTTATATATGGTTTTGTCAGAGTAAGTATTTAATTCGTCAAGTGCTTCTGTAACGTCTTTAAGCTTAGTGCCTTTACTTGAAGTATTAGTTAATATTGTTTGAATGGCGTTCATCTTTGTCTCATATTCCTCGTATCCCATTTTGATTGGGTCTATTGTCAGAGATGATATAAGGGTTTTACCAGCATCTATGGCTGAATTAGATATATTTACGAGGGCTGTAACACCTACGATTCCAAGAGTTGTGAATCTACTAGCTATTGTTTCTACACCACTAGATATTCCGGCTAGAGAGAAACTCTTACCAACCTTATCTAGATTAGATAAACTTTTAGCTGATTCGTCTAATTGTAGACCTTTTTTAAGATTATCAAGCGATTTAGTGCTAGCTTTAATGCCATTCTCAAACTCTTTGTTATCAAACCGCATCTGGACGATACGTTCGTCAACACTCTTACTCATAGATTATTTACCTCCCCCCATAAATCTTTTGCTATGTTATCAAATATTGGTTGCATTACCGGATTTATATAATCTCGTCCTTGCACATATCCACCGTTTCTTGTTGCGTGTCCATACTGCAATATTATAGCTATCGGAACTCCATCGACAACGTGAGAATTTGTCCATGTTATAGATGCTCCTCCAGCATAATTTTTTATTTGGAAATTCCAAGAATTTGCAGTTTCCCCTGAATCGACAGGTGTGGCAGCCGCTAGAGCATTGACCCCCTGACGAGCATATTTCTCAAATATATGCATATAGTTGGAAGTGACTACTCCTTTAAAGAATTTTTCTGTCTTATTGAAGTCTCCCTTTTGTTTAAAAGTTATCATTAGGTCACCCCCTACTATTCATTTTTTTCTTACGTTCTGCATTTAATCTTGCATTTCTACTCATTACTTCCCTCTTGCTCATTTTCTTCGGAGGTGAGTTCTTGATATTACATACGTTAATTAACGCCATTAATCTATTAAGATGCCATTTCTCATATTCTTTTGATATATTTAAAGCTATCATCCAATAATAGATGATTTCAGCTGTTACTGTCTCTCTATTTTTGTTTTTAGTTTCATCCTTTGGAAATGTGGTAGCTGTCATTTCATCGTCTATATATTCTGTTACTTGATTGATTATATCGTCTGTTATAATCTTATCGCTATATATTTCGTCTTTAACATTCTGTGTTATAGTCATACATCTTATGTAATCTATTGTCTCTTCAATAGTTTTTTCCGTCTTTGATAGGAATGGTTTCTTCCACTTTGATTCCCATTTTGAAAGGGAGACCAGTGAGTGTTCTAATATCAGAATTTGCTCTTTTGAGGAAATGAACTCATTGGTCCTTTCGTCGTATAGCTCGGTATCAGGTACCGTGACTTTTAACATCCCTTTGGCCTCCCTTCTAATTATCTATTCTACTATATAATAATCCTCACCCAAACAATCATTTACTGACGGAACCCATGTGCTAACTGTTCCATTCACATTCTTAATTGCAAAGTAAGGATTATATGGGACCATTTCGCCAAATTCTTTTTTGGCTACTTCTGTTGTTGCTGGGTATGAATTTGCTGGGACGTAGTAAATATACATTCCTTTACCATTCCAACCTCTACGAGCAACTTTAAAGCTCTTCTTCATGGCCTCTATAGCAAGTCCAAACGTCATATCTATAATCAGTCTATATGATTTGTCAAACTCACCCTTTGGACTCCATGAAACGTAGTTATCAGAATACTTAACCATGTAGCCTTCTCTATTTGGGTCTTCATTCTTCGGGATTACCCATCCTTTAAAGATGTTATAATCTCCAAGTGACATTGGTTTTGCTTGTATCAATTTAGTTCCTATATATTTTTTCACACTTATTCTCCCTTCTAATTATTTAGCTGGTGCTATAGATGGTTTTGGTGTTTCTGGAACGATAGCATTTACAAATTCAGCAGCAGCTTTAGGATCCATAGATAATTCCATGAATAACATACTATATGCTTCTGTTTGCGCAAACGAATCCCTGAGTTCCTGATTCTTTATAAATCTCCTACCATCTGGAGACTTTTCACCATATGCTCTTAATATTAAATCTTTAAAAGATTCTATTATCCTCTTTCCATCTTGAGCGGCAACTATCTTCTCAAGTGCTTTTGTTAGTCCGCCTTCAGCTGATACTTCCATTTCAGTTATTTCAGCCTTAGTAAGGTTAAAGTAGAAATCCTCAGTTCTTTGATTTCCATCATAATCTGGATATGTCATTCTCTTTTTTAACATTTGGTTATCCCCTTTCAAATTTAAAATTTAAAAATTAATATTTGTATATCCTTATTTCATACTAAAAAGAGCCCTAGTCAGGAATAGAAAAGGGCTCTTTGATTATAATATTATTTTAATTTTAAGCCGCATCCATTAAAGTTATTATTTCTGACGGTAATGGTAGTTTAGCTGCAACAGCATCAGTACCAAATAGAAGATCTTCAATAGCTTTAAGTTTAAGTGCAGTTACCTTTGTTGAATCTATAACTAGAGTAGAAGATGGTTTGAATCCAGGAACTGGTACAGGAGTTGTTGATACTTCCCATGAGAAAGTTATAGCTTCAGGTGAATCATTAACTGATGCATATGCCTTCTCTGAAGGAGCCGCTTGACAACCATAGATTATATGAATCTTATAACCATGAGCTTCCCCCTCTGTATCATTTCCTATAATGGTTTGATAAACCATACCAAATGGTGTTCTATTCTGTTGTCCAACAGTAACGCCAACCGCCACCTCAGCTGAACCGTCACACTCTGCGAATTCATCCGGATAAGTATAAGCTTCAATTGTTGCTGCAAATTCCTCTGCAGACATTAAACTAAGATATTTTACATTGTCAGCATAAAGTGGTTGTGGTTCTGCACCTGAAGGACTTTCAGTTACACTAACTAAACCATTCCAAGCTACACCTGCTGGATATGTTCCTGTTGCATCTTGTAAATAAAGTACTCCTTTACTTACACCTGTTTCGTAAAGTTTTTCGCCAGCTTGATCCCAAACTATTTTTGGCATTTAATATTCCCCCTTAATAATAAAGATTATAGACATCGTGATTAAGATTATCTGATGTATAATGTCGCTCAAAACTACACATAGGTAGATTGGCGATTTTATATAATAGGTCGCTGTCTGGATTATCATCTATAACAGTTACCATATAACCAACTTTATGTCGGTAAGGGTTATCATTAGCAAATAATGTCTTGCTACTAACTCCTCTCTTGAAGACTATGCATGGATATATCATTTCAATTGTTGCTGGAGGTTGAAAATATACATTCTCGGAACCAATCAGTTCTTCAAGGAGCGCTTGTAATTGGAGCCTTCTCTCCATTGTATACACCTCCAACTGTTAATATTAAACGTGGTCTTTGAACATCTATTTTACTAATCTTCCAATATCCTCCCATCCACTTAACATATCTCATTGAATGGAAATTTTCATAAGCAAATGGATCTGCTATGATGCTGAATTGATTGTTAATATTCAAATCATCATTTAGATTTTCACCTGCCTGTAAATTTCTTGAGATTCTTATAACGTCTCCTGAATGAGGCCTTTCTGTTATCTTCTCCTTAAATACTCCAGGAGCAGTTTTCACAGTAGCAGCATAGCCAACTTCTCCATAAAATTTAGCCATTTTGAATCTCCTTCTTTTTCTACTGAAGAGAGCCCTAGTCACTTATGAAATAGGGCGCTCTAATTATAATATTTATCTATTAACCTACAACTTCCTTTGATTCTATAACAAGAGCAGCATATGGCTTTGTTAATGCTCCACTTGCTCTAGTTTCGATAAGATACTTCTGTGCGTTGTAGTCTATATCGAAATCGTCGAACATGTTTACAGCTCCGCCCTTATCAGCACCAATGTTGTAGTCATCTAGATTTACCATGATTCCGTGAAGAGTCATAGTGTCAGTTTCTACAACTCTAGTTAAGTTCTCCATAACTGGTACAGTTATTATTTCCTTAACTCTAAGTTTGGTTGCCAACTTAGCTACTGAATCATATATCTCTCTTCCAGTTGTGTCTTCAAGCAATAGACAATCAGTAAGCATGTTTTCTGTCATATACATTGTAGGGTCTCCGGAACCTTTGTATTCCTTTCTAGACTTAATTGTTGACTTTATGAAAGCCCTAGCTCTCTGATCATCAGTCATCTCAGCAGGAGCATCAAATGATACTTTTACTGAATATAAATCAGCATCTGTCCATATAGGTCTTATGTTAGATTCATTAACCTTGTCATCAGATGAAGCTAATCTACCGTCACCAACAAGGACAGCTCTAGCTATTTCCTCATCAAGCATAACTCTCATTTCAGCCTTTAACCATGCAACAACATCGAAGTCAGTTATATCAACAACGTCATCTCTGTCAAGCTTTTGTTTCTTATAAACAGTAGTTGGAGTAGTACTTCTCTTTAATAGAGAGAACACTTCTTCCACTTTAAGTTTACCTTTAATATAACCTCTTGCTCTTGCATCTGCTTCTGTTATATCAGCAAATGTTGATTTGATTCTTGAGAATGGAGTGTGGTGAACACCGGCCATAACCTTCTTAACCCAGCCCATATCTCTGCTTATAAACTGTGGAGTTCCATCAATGGAAGTTGCATCTGGGAATAGGTAGTCAATGTTTGTGATTCCATGAGCTAGCGCACTTTCCTTAAGTGTACCATACCTCTTTACGTCTGCAAATATAGCTGCTACATCTGCGTGTTCAAGGACATCATCCTTCTTTTTTGTGTTTTTGTCAAATACATTTCTTTTCATAAAATCTTCCCCTCCATTATTTGAGTGATCTATATTCTTATCGTCTCCTGACCCGTCAATGGCCTGAGCGATTAAGGCATATACTACATTCTTTTGTTTTTCATTAAGACTGTTGAATACATCTCCAACTGTTTCCTTATCTTCAGAAGCGGCATGTTCAATTTCCCCGCCCATAGTGAATTTGCCATCTGTATATATGATAGCTTCTGTTTCATCAGTCTCAAAAGTATCTCCATGTTTGAACTCTATATTGTCGATGAAAGCTCCAGGATTTGCTCCTGCTAATACAAGACTAACTTCTCTTATGTTACCATGAAGTACATCTGAACCCTTCTGCTTAAGTTCATTTGCATGTATTGATAACTCAGTTATGTCTCCATGTTCAACAAGTGTTCTTGCTCTCTTACCTTCTTCAGTATCATTGAATACACAGTAGGTATATACTCCATCTTCTCTATTTTCTAAGATGGCATGGCCTAGAATATTTTCAGGACCATCATGCATATGCTGCCAAACCAGTGGGACCTTCTTACCATCATTATGCTTAAAAGCATCTTTACGGATTGTCCTTCCATCTGAACATTTAAGATCAGCTTTAGTAGCATATCCACTAAAATCAAACTTTTGTTTTGCCATTTTTAATTTCCCCCTCTTATTACATTAATAAAACTTCTTCTATGTTCTTTTTCATCTTAGAAGGTTTAGAATTTTGAACCTTCTTAGAATTGTTACTCTTTACATTCTTTTGTCTTTTAGTCGCTTTCTTACCAGAGCCAACCTTTTTGGTTTTACCGGCCTTAACTTTAGATCTTATACTGTCATACTCACGCTGATATATATTTTCGTATTCAGTCCTTAAAGCTTCTATAGCTCCCTTTAATGAAGCTATAAGTTTAGCTCTTTCAGCCTCATATTCTTTGAGTTTTGGATCTAACTTATCTTTAACGCTTCTAATTTTTGCAGATATCCTAACCCTAGCTTCATTGGTTTTATCACGGAGTTCTTCTATTTTTTGTTTTCTTTCCTCAGTTATATTATCCTTGGAATATTCCCATGCTTCCTTTTGTTTTTCGGACATACCTTTAGTAGTTCTACGTTTAGGCTTTAATTTTCTCTTATTCAAATAGTATTCATGGGCTTTAGCCGGATCATAATACTTAGATGAGTAATGCATAATTGATGGTTTATCAATCGGTACTTTCATCAATTGTCACCGCCTAATATATCGTCGATATCAGATTCTAATTTATACAGCAGGTCGTTAAATATAGCATCCTGTTCATCAATTGCATTATCGTCTTCATCGATTTCATCATCTGTCGATGCTACACTACCATTTTGAAGCTGAGGTTGGTCTCCATTACCGCTTATGTTCTTATTCCTAAGTTCCTCTGCCTTTGGATCGGATGATGGTTTGAACCCAACAATACCTCTCACATCATTAGAAGATAATATTTCATTCCTAGTAAATTTGTCAGCTATATCAGCTAACTGACTTATAGGGACTAATTTAAATGGGTCTCTTAAGAACATTATTGTCTGTTTCTGTGTCCTAGCGGTTCTAGTTAGAAATTTTCGTTTCATTTCATCAACTAAGGCCGCTATAAAAGGCTCGATAGACCTATTGTAATAGTTAAGCATTGTCTTCTCGTCAGCGGTACCATCTAATATGCTCTGAGTGATCCCTAGCTGGCTATATAGCATACTCGTTAGGAATTCAATTTGACCCATTAGATTGTTCTCTACTGGACGATTTAACTGTATAACTTTTTCGGTTCCATCAGTGTATGCAATTCCATACTTAGAACCAACCAATTGGTCTTCTATGTCTTTTCTACGTTGTTCAGCCTGTTCTCTTCGTGCGGCAGTCTTTATTATATAAGGTAATTGAATTAATAAATCCAATTTACCAGACCCACTCTGTTGATCGATGCTATCTAATAAATTTAGTTTCGAAACTAATCTTTGCATTGTAGAATTATGTTCGTTTATAACTGAATATAAAGGATTCTCTATAATACAAGTTAATTTCTTTGGTACATCAATATCTTCATGTAGTCCAGTTCTTTCATTATAGATACGAACCTTAACATCTTTTGGATACCATGCTATAACTTTACCAGTACGCATTGTTAAGACATCATAAGCGCCTGACAGGTACGGGTCTCCAGTTGTGTCTACTGGAACTATTGCTACGCAGCCCTCATCTAACATGGACATTACTGCGTCCTGAATAAATGACCTCCCCGTCTGGTCTATATTTGCCTCCACGGTTAAACATTCGTTTAATTTTGAAGGAACTATAGATAGAAAACGACCATTATCATCTACTTTAACATGGTTAATTGCAATAGATGATACGTCTATAGCAATACGATTATATATTGATGTTACAATTGATCGCTCATTTCCACGAGTTAATCTTGGTCTATCAGGCCTATATGAATAACTCGGTCCATGACCTTTATAATCATCGGTTGGGTCTTTATTGGTAAATGCATTCCATGCATGTTTTAATATGTCTTTAAACTTTCCTGCCACTTTTAAACCTCCCCCTCTTATTCAAAAGCATCTTTGTTAGCTTTATAGGCAACATAAGCATCCATTAATGCCGATACGTTATCTATCTTTTGTTCATATCTCTTCTTTAATAGCTTACGATTACCATTTGTATCTTCTAATGTAACAGCATTGCCCATAGTAAATGACATTAATTCCTCATCAAATAGTAACATTCGTTCCTCAGATAGAGTTTTTAATTCGCCCAATGGAACTGATTCAGTCTTAGCTCCTTGTATTACTTTCTCTAGTCCAAATGGACCGTTTTCATTTTCCCAACGAGTTACAAATTCTTTAGCATTATATGGGTCAAATCCAAAACATCTAATATCATATTGTAAATCGTTTATATGCTTATCAAGGTCATCATACACTTCCATCATATCAAGGACTGTGCCATCTAATACAATTAAACTGCCCTCATCAATAAAACTATTATATTTTATACGCATAGCTGCTGGTAGTTTCATAAGAGTTAATTCGCTAATATAAGCTCTGGTTTTCACACCGAACTCTTCATTCCTCAATGGAAATAAGAAAGTGAATGCACAGAAGTCATTTCCCTGAGATAAGTCGGCGCCCAATGCACAAGGTAATCCCCAGAAGCTACGCTTTCTATGAGTTAATGTCTCTTCATAAGTGAAGAAATATGTGTAGCCTTCCATTGGAATACCAAATCTCTTAGCTAGAATATCATTCCTAGCAGCTGGAGCCTTCTCAGCTCTTTCGACATCTTGCTGGTATACTTCATAAGTTACAGTTTTTTCAAGATTAGGATTTGCCTTTAACCACATAGATGGGTCATTAATTTCCTTAATATCATCTAACTTATACCACCAAATGGATACATGTGGATTAACATATTCACCCTTAAGTATATCTAAGAGTTCCATTTTGATTGTATCGCCACTACCATTACGAACTGTGCCTTCTGAACTCATAGCTATAATAAGATAATCATCCTGTTTGGATGCACCCTGTTCGATAGCTCCGATTACATCTTCGCGAATATCTCCCGACAACCATTCATCGACTGTAGCAACCTTATCCCTACGCCCTTGTAACTTGTCTATTGTCATAGGTCGTATCTCTAATGTGGAACCAGTCAGGAAATTCTCAATTCCTTTCTTTGTTGACGCAAGCTTAACACGGTTTGCTTTTGAACCTGTCGTATTTTGTAATGAGCCATCAGTTAGGAATTTATATAGCGGACCTCTCGAACGCGTTATTGCGGTTCTTATTGGCGATAGAACTTCTTCGGCTTGCTTCATGGTTGGGGCTGTAGTTAGTTGTTGGGTAGTAGAAGTGTCAACATTTAAGAAGTAATTCTGGATACATGACCCATACATCGATTTAGCTGCTCCACGGGCAACTATTAGATATTGTTTATTTACAAGTCTCTTTTTAACCTGCTTACGGACGAATTTACCGCCTCGGCCATCTTGGTTTGGAACATAAACACTTCTTTCAACAAAGTAGAACCACCCAAGTGCCTGCTCGGCCCAAACTTTAAATGAGTCAAGTAATATTAAATCCGAACCATCTGTTAGGGTTAATTCATTTTCACAATATTCAATGAATCCATCAACTGCTTTACCATCGTAATAGATGGCTGGGTTATTTATCAACCCGTCTATACGATTCATTTCCATTGAAATTTCTCTGCAAACTGGTATATCGCCATTTATTACTGCTTCACGAAATTCTCCGTAATATTTAGGTGTTGCGGTATTTGATAATGCCATTTATATCACCTTTATGTAGCAGCTTTCGTAGTTTTCTTTATCAAATCCTCAACCATTTTAGCAGCTTGTTTGTTGACGTAACTCAAGGCCATATCTTTTGCACCTTTAGTAGCAGTACTTATGATATCATTAACTAACTTTTTACCAAAGCCAATTTCAGACTTCGAAATTTCTTTATATTGTCTCTCTAATGCCATACGCTGGGTATAAGTTCTTAATTCGTCATTCGATAATTCATGTATTTTCTTACCTTTTAATGACATTCTCTTATCATGGTCCTCGCTAGTACGTCTTATTACTGTGGTAGGTCTTTCAATTGTTGAATTAGAACTTCTGCGACCCCATCTCATACCGAGAATGCCGTAATGGTTTAAATAATTAGTATTCAATTACAGTCCCCCCTCTTCTACTGTAGTATCTGGAATAACTGGAATAGGTTTATCCACATTAACATTTAGTCTCCATTCAAGTTCGGTCATCTTCCTATTTATAGCCTCAACAAGGTATGAATTGGTTGGTGTGTCGAATGTCAGCTTTGTATTTAGAAATAAATAGGTTTTTACACCTTCTATATCTTTTCTATCGCCAATGAAATCTGACCATTTTGCAGTTGAATTAGAGATTAGGAATCCTTCACTAGGTCCAACTCCAAGTTGAGTCAATGTCATAATTCCAGTATTAATGCCCATTATTATATCCGGATCGAAGTGTGTTACGTCGGCCGCGATTCCGAATAGTCCCTTTATAGAATCAAGTATACTATCCATTGTCGCCTCCTATCCTAATGTATTTTGACATAACATAACCTTTAACACCAAAACTGGTATATATTAGACACCAACTACCTTTAATCTCTTCTACAAGGATTTTATTATGTGGGTCTAATGTGGCTAGTATAGAGCCATTAGTGCTTGGTTCTTCTCTCACGTTTAACCTATATTGAGTAGATACTATTCCATCCTTGGATTCTTTTGGTGGGTCTATATCTGCTTCAACTTTTGTTATCACAGCTTCATTCATAGGTTGTTTTTCGTTAGTCCTCTGACTAAATTTACGATAATCCATATACATCCCCCTTTATTATATTATCGCCATGGACAGGTATCGTTAGGTCTTCTTTCCTTTGGCGTTTTTATTAATAATTTCTCATCTCCATAGTGTACGGCGTCATGCGTTAACTTGGATGTACATATTAGAAACTCAGGGTCGTAGTATTCATCATTATCCATATCAAACTCATCTGCTGGTATCGGATTCATATGATGTACGAATATTCTACTATATATATCGTTATCCTTTACTCCAAGGTCGCACGCATTATCTCTTATTATAATGTCGTTTCTTGTTTTCTTCCATCTATCGGAAGCATATAATATTTGATTTAAATATCTGTCATATCCAAATGTTTTTTGACCAACTACTCCAGCTAACATCAAATATCTGAATCTCTCTTCGAAGGTTTTCAATTCCATCAACTCTGTATAAGTTCTAATTTTAATCTTCATCGTCATCAGAACCCCCACGTCCACTATAACTACGCATTGCATTGAGTGCATTCTTGTATAATTTCTCCTGATCTTTCTGCGATTTTATAGCGTCGGTTTTTGCCGTTAAAAGTTCATTCTCTTTCTCCAATCGTTCCTTCTCGAGGCGTTCCCTTGTCGACCCGAGTTTTAGGAAGTGAGATATTACTTGTGACGATGCCGTACCTTCAAGAAGTTGTCTCTCCGCCAAATCGACTGCTAGGGATATCATCTGATTTTCTCTTGCTTCTGGCGTTGTGGCTGGGGCACGTCGTCTCTTTGGTTCGTCTTTTCTAGAAGCGGCCATCGTTACTTCACTCTCCTTTCTTATATTCTCCTGCTCTTGATATTATTGTTTTTGCATAATTACTTATCTGTCCACTTTTATACAATCTAAGGGCTGTCTTATGCTCCATGTTATATAACATCAGAACCAGTCTCATATCTTTATATTGAGCGTGTAGTTCGGATAGATAATCAACGCCAAGTAGTATGTTACTATAAGGGTCGTAGAAATCTTTGACACCAAGTTTAGCGGCCCTGCTCGAATGCCATCGTTTGCTAACTTGCATCAACCCAAGACAATTGCCATTCTTTGCGTTTGGATTAAATCTTGATTCCTGATAAACGACGCTCATGATGAGCTCTGGGTCCATGTCATATTTCGAAGCTATTTGTCTTATATAGATCTTTATAGTTTCTACTTCAGCAGTTTGTTTGATGGGGGACCCTCCACGAGACAAGGCTGGTTTCTTCTTAGCTTGTATTTTTACTTTTTGGACTGTATCAATCCTTGGTTTATATACTGGTTTTTGTTTAATCTCTTCTACTGATACTGGAGTTGATACTACTGGAGTTGATACCACAACTACTTTGTTGCTACTTTTATCTTCAACCTCCAAATTTTGAGTCATTGATGATTCGACTTTTACAGTCTCGACAAATCTTGAGTCTCCTTTAAAACTCACAAGACTTAATAACATCAGCATCATTATACATGGTATAGTTTTAGATGGCTTGTCCAACATTTTTTTCATGATATGCTCCTCTCTTACTTAGTTTCTGGGCACTTTCAGACGTGGCAGAAGTAGTTTCAAACACTTCTTTGAAAGGAGAACAGGATCACCACAACCTGTTTATTGTGAAAGACCGCTGCCACGTGTGAAAATGTCCAGCCAAATATCCCTCCGGGGATTTTTTTAGGGGGCGGGCGATGTGGTAGGGGGGTATATTTTGCGAGACCCCCTCCCCTATGCCTAACTAAAAAATTTCTTTTGAATTCTTTGTAAAATTAATGTTTAGGGTTTAGTAAAAAGTTATTAATTTAGTTCTTCTAATTCAACAGCTCTTACTTCTTCATCCTTTTCAATCCTTCTATAGATGCCAAGCACATCTAATTTAACGACCTCGTCAATCGCTAACTCAATCTCATTATCTTGTTCTTCTTCACTAAGTTCATCTGATGTGATAGCTATCCTAGCCAAGTATGAGCATGTGTGATAGCCTTTGCCTTCATCAAAAGCATACCATTCGTCAAACTGCATGAACGGATTAAAAGGATTATCTATAGTTGTTAGCATTGATTGCTTCATTGAGATCGTCTCCTTTCTTTATTAATTGAATACCTTAGCTAATGTAGTAGTTGATATACCTAGAGCATCGGCAACTTCAGCTTGTGTATGACCAGACGCTAACATACGTTCGGCTCTAAGCTTCTGTGAAGGCGTTACTGTTATAGCGGTTCTAGGTGTAGCTAACTGCTTT